CCCTCCGGCGAATGCCGGGTGAATTCAGGAAATCTTGCGGAACTTCGCTTCGGCCTCGGCCTTGCGGCGGGCGAAAGCGGCGGCGTTGTGCTGGCGCTTGGCCGCCTTCAACGCCTCTTCACGCGAGCGAAGGGCAACGGACGTTCCATCGTATGCCGGCTCGGAAACGATGCTGACCTCGCCGAGCTTGACCTCCAGAAGGGTGCGCTTCGGCGGGTCCACCGTCTCGTCCCATTCCTGCCGGACCGCCTCAAACCGAAACGACATGCCGGACACGTCGCCCCGTTCGACAAGCGCCTTCACGTCGCGACCATCGCTCGTGTCGGGCAGATCGATCTCGACGCGCAGACCTTTGTCGTCTTCCTCGCAACGGAGTGTTCCGCTGGAAAGCCGACCGAGAACGCGGCCAGTGTCATGGTCGAAGTAGGCTCGCACATCGGCGGTCTTCAACGTGTTCGTGAATGCGCCGCGCGCGACAACCTCGCTGAACCAGCCGCCGATGTCAGCGACTTCACCGAACACGGCCGCATAGCCGGCGACCGTCATCTTGCCGTCCCCATCGGCGCGATGCTCGACCGGCCGGACCAATGAGCGCTTTTCGGCGCCCTCAGGCTTCTGGCTCATTGCCATCTCCGTTGTCTGTTTTCGGTTCGGCCGGCGCGGGCTTCAACGGCTGTTTGCCGAGCACGACGGTCGCGCCCTGCACCAGCAATTCATCGGCATCCGGGTTCTTGTGCTTCGGTCGATTTTCCAGCGCGCGAGCTTCGTTCGGTGTCATCTGCGCCGTCTGGATCGCGCGTGCGATACCCTCGATCCGGCTCTTGAAGTCGCCGCGCTGGAGGCCATCGAGGTTATGCTCGACATAGCGGCCATTCCGGCCGCGACCGAACAGCTTCAGGTTCGCTTCGTCCTCGAAGGCCTTGGCCCACTGGCTGATCAGATGCTTGACCAGATGCAGGTCCTGCTGCTCGACATTGGCGAACGTACCCCGACTCAGGTCCTGCAAGAAGGCCGGCGGCATCTGCCAGGCGCGGGCAATCTCCTGAATCTGGAATAGCCGAGCCTCGACCATCTGCCCCTTGGCTGGGTCAAAGCCGACCGGCGAGAGCTTATGGTTCGGAGGCAACGGAAAGATCGGCTTGTCCGTCCGCTTCGCCGCGTCGATCACGCGACTGACGTCGGCCATGGCACGTTCAAGCCCGCCTTTCGCAGACGGAACCGGCCCCTCCAGCGCCAGCGGCGGCACACCGCCACCGGCAAAGAAGTTCGAACCGTAATCGTTCATCGCCAGTGCAAGCTGGATCGCTTTCGCCGCCAGCATGACGGGACCGCGATGCGTGACCTGATCCTCATTGAGCATGAACGGCACGTCGATCACGTCGGTGGCCGGATATTCCTTGCCCTCAAACCGGTAGACGAGATTGAACCCGTCCCGCTTGATTGTCGTCTTGCGCGGGTCCATCGGCCACAGCGCCTCGATCACCGAACCGTTTCGCTCGATCCACGCCAGCCCTCGACCGCCTGTGAAAACCTGTTGCCAGAACCACTGCCGGAATTTGAACGAGCCCATGAGATCGTTCGGGGCGTCGTGGATCGTGGTCGCGGTCTTGCCTGTCAGTCTGACGGCGCCCTTGTCGGTGTCGCGATAGGCATGCAGCGGCAATGTCGCCATGGTGCGCGACAGGAACGCCACCGCAGACAGCACCGCAGGCACAGTCAAGGCGCTGGCGATGGACACATTCGGCAGTTTCACTGAAGACAGGCCGAAGAAGGCCATGAACTCCGTCGACTGCGACACCGGAACCGTGGGGTTTTCGATGCTGCCCGATCGCGCCTCACCAGAGGCACGGCTGAATTCGAAGCCGATCTTCATGCGCCTACCAGTGTGAAATTGGGATTATCCCATGGCGACGACGGCACAAAGAACGCTTCCGGGTTCTTCACCATCATCGTAACGGCATCGAACAGAGCCATGGCCGGATCAATTTTCGCATCGCCCGCGGTCTGTTTCGTTGCGCGGATGGCCGTCGCTGTTGGCTCGATCTTCAAGTTGCTGACGCACCATGCCATCATCGTGCCGCCAGCATGCTTCAACATCCCGCTCGACAGACGTCGTTCGGCGGTCTTGATCGCGTTCATCAGGGCAAACCCCTGAGGAACACCGACCAGGAGACCATTCTCCTGCGTGATGTCGATTTCCGGAACGGCCAATGCGTCGACGAATTCCCCAAGGCCAGCAGGGTCGACGGCGACCGATGAAAGAAGACCATCGGATTTTATGCGCCCGATGATGTCGACGATCGAAGCAATATCCTCGAGCGCCACATCGTAAATCGTCAGATGTCCCGATTTGGCGAAATCCAGAAGCGTCGGCGCGATCTTCTTCCTGCGCTTCAGAACATCACGATGACACCAGGCATGTGACCAGGTCAGCCATCGCTTCATTACCACCATCGATTCCCGGCCGTTCACTATGGCTGGAACCTCGATTTCCTCGGGTTCACGCCCGACCAGTGTCAGGCCGAAAAGATCGTCAAGACCGCCACCGTCGACGCCCGCGACGACAACTTCGCTACGCTCCAGGAACCGATCCAGCGCGGCAAAATGATCCAGCCCTGATAGGTGTCACCCTCTTCATCCTCGCCGCTCTGGATCTTGAGCAGCTTTCTCTCCAGCCAGTCACGGCGAACCGAGCGACCCATGTTAGGATTGGTGACGTACCAGTTCTCGGGATCGAGATAGGCGTCACTCTCGATCATGTGGTCGGGAAACTCGTAGAGAACGCCGAGACTGGAGGGATCGTCGATCTTGCCGTCGCGAACATCGCGGAAATAGTCGAGCTTTTCCTTGAAAACGCCGGCGGGCGGCTCGTCGGACTGCGTGGTGATGTAGATCACGAAGCCCTCGGGGCGAGATATCAGACCGCCCGTGGCCTCCTGCAGCATGCCGGCAGCATTCGCCTTCTTGCCGAACAGCCACAACTCTTCGATCAAAACAAAGGCCGCCTTCTTGCCGGCCGCCGTATTTGAATCGGCGCTGACGATCTTCAGCACCGCCTTCGTCAACCTATGGGTGATTTCCTTCGTGTTCTTGTTGACGTGAAGAAGGTTTTCCAGGTCTTCATCGGCGGCAACCATTGCGGCTGCCGGATTGAATGAATTTCCTGCGACCTCCTGCGTCGGCGCCAAGATCATGAGCTCTTGGTAATGGCGCCAGTTCCTGATCAGGGCGGTCAGCATGATGCCGGCCGCCAGGGTCGACTTGATGTTCTTTTTGCTGATGAGCAGGAAGAACTCTTCGATCACACGCCGCGCTGAAACCGGGTCGTAGGAACCGAAAATGGCGGAGACGAAGTCGAAAACATATTGCTCGCACGATTCACCGAACGTCGGATGACGATACTTGCCGAGCTTGCGATCATAGACCTGTGGCAGGTCGGTGATCTGGAGCGATTTGAATACATCGAGGGCCGCCGCCGCCTCATCCGGGAAAAGCGGCGCGAATGGCACGAGGCTTTCACGGTTGAGGATCCGGCGCTCCCAATCAGGACACGCCGTGGTGAATACGGTCACCGCTGGTCACCCCTCGTCCGGAACCTGAACCGACTGGCCGTTGCTGGCTACAAGTCTCGGCGCTGGTGGGACCGCATACCTTCCACCGACAGCCTGCGCACTCTCCAGCTGCTGTTCTTTCTTGCTGACGTAACCCCGGGCGGCCGGCTGGTTTGCGACCCTACCCTGAAGGTCACGAGCCACTCGCTCGGCGCTGACCGTATCGAGCATCCTCAGCGATGCCGCCAGCGCGGCGGCATTTCCGGCGAGGCCCTGTTGGATTTGAGCTGTACGCAGCTTTGCCTTCAGCCTGGATAGCAACACCTCCCTGCTCTTGGTGAGGTGCAAATAATGTTTCCGCAAAGTTGGCACCGAGAGGCCGACGGTCTTCGCCACTTCCCGGTTCGTCATTCCAGACGCCAGCAACACCATGATGTTTATGATGTTTTCCTCGGTCGGTACATGTTCCGGGCGCCCCGCCTTTTTTGGCGAAGCGTCGTAAGGGTTTCCGAAGAGGTCAAAATCGTCATTCATGAGAAAAAAATCTGCGAATGTGCCCCATGCGGTTAGGGGCCCCGTTCGGGCCCAGAGATCGACCCGCCCCCCCCCTATCGAGCGGCGAGGCGCGCGGCGCGCGCGGCGGTGGTCTTCAGCGTGTGATGCGACCCACAAAGACATTGGCCATTTGACGGGTCGAGTTGAGAACCGCCGTCACGTCTCTCAACGATGTGATCGGCGAACATCCTATGCTTCGGCGAGGCCTTCTCGCACCGCGTGCCTCGTTCAACGAACTCGCATCGGTAACCAGCGCGCGCCAGCACTGCCTTGCGCCACTTCCTATGCTGCTCGGTCAGGAGTTCGGGATCAGCCCGCTTGGGCGGCGGTGTGACTGTCCGCGTGTCGATAGCGCGCAGCCCGACCCGCATCGTCTTGATCTTCGCCATTTCGGAAATGCTTCGCACTTGGGGTGACGCTTCGTGGCTATCGCCTCCTGCATCACCGGCCGCCGATGGCGCTGGTCACCTGGACTGCGCACTGTCGGACTTTATGGGCGAGACTCGCTACTCCCGTTTCGCCAATTGCGCAAGATCGAGTTCGACAGGCACGACGCGACCGAAGATCATCACCTCGACCTTCGCCCTGCCATCGTGACTTCCCTCTCCGATCTCATCGACGACACCCGGAAACGAGGCGAACGGTCCTTCCACCACACGCACCCTGCCGCCCTTCGTGAAGACCGTTCCCGCATTCGACGGCACTTCCTTAAGCGTTGCCAGTTCCGCCTTGATTTTCAACATGATCTTGTCCGCGATGAAGAACGGATATCCGTCAACACCAAGCACCGAAACGACGTGCCGGATGGAGGCTATTCCAGCCCACGCCTCAGCCGTATCGGGAATGCGCACGAATAGGTAACCAGGCCAAGCGAGCGTCCAGACGCCCTCGCCTTCGACGCCACGACGACGTCCGCCGGACGGTTTCTCTTCCTTGCGCAGGGGAAGCCAATGGTCGATCAGTGCCGATGACATCGACTTATCCACATCATTCTCGCGCCGTGGCGCCACCTTGATCAGCACCCAGTGTCGGATAACACCATCCTCGCCGGCTGCCGCAAGCAATGCCTGCTGCCT